AGATACATCTTATGATGCAAGTCAAGTTACAAATACAAACTTTGGTTATATAACGCCAAATTTAGTAATGAGCGAAGTTACTGGAGCATATACATCAATACCTGGACTTGATAATATAATAGTTACTCCGTTTTTAGTTTACGCAGATTGTATATTAACCGGATCTGGATTAACTTATGGTTCTACGGGTAGTGGAGTATTGGCAATAGCTAAAATGGGATTATATGAAGACAGTGGAAATATGCTCCCAGGAAGATTAATTCAAGATTTTGGTCAAGTAACAACAACTTCTACTACGCTTGGATATACACCTCTTACACCAAATCCACAAGTTAGACTTAAAGCAAAAACTGTTTATTGGACAGCAGTAGTTGGAAATGCAGCAATAAAATTACCGGTGCCTTTTTTTGTAAATGGTATGTATAATCCTATATTACAAGTTCAAATTACATCTTCTGGGATTACAAGTCATAGAAATATATTTAGTTACGGACATGTAAGTGGTGGAGCAGTCGCAAATGGACTACCTACTAATATGCCATCAACTGCTACATCATACATAGTAAATTCTTATTTCACAGCATCAGGTTATATAGGACCTATTTTAAATGTAGTATATGGCTAATGAATTTATAATTAGAGAAGGATTTTTATCAAAATCTAATGTAGTAGTTACTGGATCATTAACTGTGACTTCTATAACAGGATCACTAGTTACTGCATCTTACGGGATAACTGCGTCTTATAGTTTAAATTCTAATACTGCGTCATTAGTTCAAAATATAACTTCAGCATCATATTCTAATATAGTACTATCAGCGTCATTAGCTTCTGTATCGTATAAAACATTAAATAACCCAGCAGCATCATATGCATTATCAGGAATATCATCTTCAAACTGGAATACAAATTTTGGAAATAATGGATATATAAGTTCAACATTTTTTCATACTAATGCTAATATAGGTAGTGCAGGTACATCAGGTTTTAGAACATCATATTCAGGAAGTATTACTTTTACTCCAGTATATATAAATAGAACTGGTACTTTATCTACATTTGCAATAATTGGAAGTTTATTAGGATCTCCAACTGGATCATGGAGAGTTGGTGTGTATTCAAATTCAAATAATATGTTACCTGAAACTAAAATATTTGAATTTAATTCTGACATATTTCCAGCTGGACCAAGAACTTTTTATCAAGTTTCATCATCATCTGGACCAGTTTTACAACAAGGTCAAATTTATTGGTTAGCAGTTTCTGCAATAGGTAATACAAGTAATATCACCTATACATATTTACAACATGCGGCTGCAACTCCATCTCAAAATAGAATATTTAATCAAGTTTTAGGAAGTTCTATTCCAATTTTACAAAACGCAGTTAGAAATATAGCACATTACAAGTATGATATTGGAGTAGCAGCGACAGCATCTGCATTACCAACTCCTTTACCACAAACAACTTCATCATATACTGTATATAGTTACGGAAGCGCTCAAGCAGCAGTCCCAACATTTGGAACTATACACATTGGACCATTCATAAAATTAAATTATTAAAATGGGACAGTTTTCAATCAATACTGGATTAATATCAAGAGATAATTCAATTATAACAGGATCTCTAAATGTAACTGGTCAAATAACTGCTAGTCATTTTGGAACATCTTCTTATGTTATTACAGCATCATACTCTTTAAATTCAGATACAGCATCATATACAGATGCCATAAGTGTGTTATCATCATCATACGCAACCTCTGCTATAAGTGCAAGTATAGCACAGACTGCATCAATAGCACTAAATCCTAGTTATGGTCCAACTCAAGGAATAGGAGTTATAACACCAAATATATCAATATTAGGTCCATTAGGACAAACTGCCGGTACTACAATAGTTACGTCAAGTTTAAATCATGGAGGAACTTTATTATTTCCTTTTTTAGTATATAAAGATTGTACTTTAGTTACAATGTCAATGCTTGGTGGTGTGAGTAATAATACTACTGCAAGTGTTGGACTATATACAAATTCAAGTAATAGTCTTCCAGAATATTTATTAGCAACAGCATCAATAAGAGTTACAAATATAAATACAACCGCATTAATATACAGTGCTAGTAATTTTACTCCAGTAAAACTATACGCAGATAATATTTATTGGGTAGGATATACATCTAATGCTGCTGGTGCATTTTACACATGGAGACCTGCAATCTGGCAAATTAATACGTGTTTAAGCTATAATCCGCTATTAGGATATGCAATATCAACTACAGGATCTGCACCAAATTTAATGTTTCCAATGTGGTGTATTAGAAGTGGATCTTATGGACCAACTCTTGCAGCAACAGCATCGCAGTCAACTTCTTCTTATTTTCCACCTAGTGGCGCATATTCAGGTGTAGGTACAAATCAATATGTATTAACAGCCCCATATTTAACTGTAACTTATCCATAAAATAATTAATATGCCAATATACATCCCAGTATACGAAAGAAGATTAGATTCAGAAGGACAACCTATGTATGACATAGATGGTCTTCAAATAATGGATCAAGTAGATACAATAGTAGTTCCAGATCCACCTGTTTATGAAATGACAGCTGAAGATATTGCAATGATGGAAGCAGAAATGGCGCAACAATCTCAACAAACTCAAGAACCTTTAATAACAGAAAATCCGATTGAAAACCCTTGATATTTATAGAAAATTGACGTTATGGAAAAACTCACAACGGACGAACTCTCAAGGATAAATCTCATAAGAGAAGATGCACTAGAAATAGCTTCAAAATTAGGAGAATTAGAATTCCAGAAAATATCAATAGAGCTCAAAATAGAAGAGCAAAAAAAGAGGATAAAAGCTCTAAAATCCCAAGAAGAAGATATTTTTGAAGAGATAAAGTCCAAATATGGAGATGTTACGATAAATATAGAAACAGGAGAAATTTCGTAAGAAATTACTGATATTTATTAGTAGAAAAAACAACAACATAAATGGCTGAAACACTTTTAAGCCCTGGCGTATTTTCGATAGAGAACGACCAGAGTCAAATAACACAAGGACCGGTTGCTGCAGGAGCGGCTATTATAGGACCAACTGTAACAGGTCCTGTAAATATTCCAACGGTAATAACATCGTATTCACAGTACAAGGCGATCTTCGGAGCTGCTTTTATATCTGGTGGTGCAGCTTACGAATATCTTACAAGCATGGCAGCACTCGGTTACTTCCAACAAGGAGGTACTTCATTGCTTGTGACTAGGGTAGCATCAGGATCTTATACTGGAGCAACTGCAAATGTAGGAGCATCAGGATCAATAACTGCATTCACTCTTGAAACACTATCTACAGGTATTGTAATGAATAACTCAGGCAGCGCTACAAATGGCGCTCTTGTTTCAGGTTCATCAGCAAACATTAGATGGGAAATCACTTCTGCAGATTCAGGATCAGGCTACTTTAGCTTAGCTATTCGTAGAGGAGATGATTACCAAAATAGTAAGACAATCCTTGAAACTTGGAATAACCTATCTCTCGATCCTAATCAGAATAACTACATTGAGTACGTTATAGGAAACCAAACTCAGAATGCCATAGCAGATCCTACAACAGGAAACTACTACTTACAGACTACTGGATCATATATCAACAACAGTAACTATGTAAGGGTTAAGTCAGTAGCGCTTCCAACACCAAACTACTTGAACTCTTTCGGTCAGCCAAATGCACAGTACACAAGCTCAATACCACTTGTAGGTTCAGGATCTATAAACGGAGCATTTGCTGGAGCAACAGGAGATCTTTGGGGTGGACAGAATATAGCGCCTCTTAAAATGTTTGAGAATATTCCTAGTACAACTGGTAATCAAGTAAACAATATCCAAGGTCTAGTACCAACAAACTATGATATAGCAATCAATCTACTTGGAAACAAAGATGCATACAATTTCAATACAATCTATGCTCCAGGTATTAACTCACAGAATGCAACATCACAAATCACTGCGCTTTTAACTCTGGCACAAAACAGAGGAGATAACATAGCGGTAATTGATCTTGTGGGATATGGTCAAAATATAGGCACAGTAGCAACTGCAGCTCAGACATACGACAACTCATACGGTGCAGCATACTGGCCATGGATACAGGTAAGATCAACAGAAACTGGAAAGCTTAACTTCGTTCCTGCTTCTACAATGGTACCTGCGGTATATGAGTACAATGACAAGATCAGCGCAGAGTGGTTTGCTCCAGCTGGTTTCACAAGAGGTGGAATGAGCACAGTACTTCAGCCAGAAAGAAAGCTTTCAATCGATGATAGAAATACTCTATACCAAGCTAAAGTAAACCCGATCGCAACATTCCCAGGAGTTGGTACAGTGATATACGGTCAGAAGACACTCCAGCAGAAAGCATCAGCACTTGACAGAGTTAACGTAAGAAGACTTCTGATAGCGCTTAAGGACTACATCGGTCAGATCGCAGACGGACTGGTATTCGAACCAAACACTCAGGTGACAAGAAACAAGTTCCTGAACGCGGTGAATCCATACCTAGCAAGCGTACAGCAGAGACAAGGTCTTTACAGCTTCTCGGTAGTAATGGATGATACAAACAACACTCCATCAGTAATAGACAGAAACGAGCTGGTAGGTAGCATATACCTGCAGCCGACTAGAACTGCGGAATTCATTTACTTAACATTTAACATACTGCCAACAGGTGTAACATTCGGATAATCATGGATAGAAATACCGTAGTAAGAATCGCAATACCCTTGTCCCTTTACGAATCAGTGAAGGGCAAGGTTATTAAAGAAAATGAAAATGCTTCAGGTTGGCTGATTTATTCTTCTGAAGGAAAATACCCAAACATAAAATACGAACCAGTTAATGATAAGGTATATAAAACAGAGAAGGGCAAGGTTATTAAAGAAGAGAAAGGGATAGAAGAAATCTCAGCTCAAACAAAGTATAATGCTGTCAAAAAAGCAACTCAAGACGCAGAAAGCGAAAGAGGCGTGAGTGACGATTTATTTAGAGCAAGGAGGAGACAACAAGCGATGGATATAGCATCACATATTAATCCAACTATAGAATCTGAAGCTCGTAAAATAGCCGATATGCTAACACAGAGCGAGGGGGGCGCAGGTTTTAGAGTATCAGTTATGAAGTTAAATAGCGATAAAGGTCCATATGTAGAATTAGAGTTCATGAGTAGAGCAAATACCGATTATAATATAAGATTCATAATTAAAAAGGACTCAACTAAGGTAGTTAATCAACAGTATATACCTAAAGAACTCGAAAGAAAATTGTCAGTTTTTGTGGATAAGATTCGTAAAGCAGAGTTGGATATAAATACTGACGATTCAACGAGCTCTATGAACGAAGCCAAAAAGCCTATAGATGCCGCTAAGAAAAAAGCGGATGCAAAAAAGGCTGAAGCTAAAAAGGCCGCAGAAAAGAAAGCAGCTGATATTAAAA